GCTGAGATGGTTATGGGACAAACTGATACCTTACCATATGAGGTTTGGGATTTGAGATTGGGTCCAGTTATTTGGAGAAAGTTCACCGAAGCATACCCTGAAAAGTTGTATGAAGACGATATGAGAGAAATTCAAAACTATTTGTTCTCTCGTTTTTCAGCTTTATCTACAGATGAATTCTTTGAGGTGGCTCGTTTGATTTTGTCAGGTTCACCACAAGGTAAAAAAATCTTAGAAAGAATGGTGAATGATATCATCTCTGAACTAAAACAACAAGAATACGATGATGCAATGTCTCAGTATCGTGATGACGATGATGATTTCAATATTGATGATATTGATTTGAGTGATTTGGGTCTTTAATAGACATAAAAAACTATTATAATGTCTATATGGCGTTAACGAAAGAGAAAGTATTATTAGAGTATGCGAGGTGTGTAAAAGACACCTCGTATGCGTTAAAGACATATCTACAAACATACGATAACACTCAGTCTAAGTATGTTCCTTTGGAGTTGTTTCCTGACCAAGAACATTTGATAAATGACTACGATACTCACGAAGAAAACATCGCACTTAAATACCGTCAGGCAGGTGTGTCAACCGTAACTTCGGCGTGGATATCAAAAAAACTTGTTACCGCATCTAAATCAAAACCTGAAAAAATCCTTATCATCGCAAACAAACTTGACACCTCTGTGGAGATGGCAAGTAAGATAAGAGCGTTTATTGAACAATGGCCGTCATGGTTTGGAGTTAATTTTTCGAGTGAAAAGAATTCACAACGACACTACAAATTAACCAACGGATGTGAGGTAAAAGCGGTTGCAACATCTAAGGACGCCCTTCGTGGATATACCCCCACGATACTTGTATTTGATGAGGCCGCGTTTATTGAGGCAGATAACGATTTCTGGTCTGCGTGTATGGCGTCACTTTCTACAGGGGGTAAAGTTATTGTAATTTCTACCCCTAACGGTTTTGACCCCATTTATTATTCTATCTATGACCAGTCGTTACGAGGTATGAACGATTTTAAGATTACAGAAATGTATTGGTATCGTGACCCTCGTTATGCAAAAGATTTAAAACTGATTAAATGTAATGATATCGTTCATTATATGTTAAATAGAGAGGATTATAAAGACGAAGAAATAACTTTGGACTATTCTATGGTTGACCCCATGAAAAGGGATTTTGAGGAAATTAAAACTCATTTCTTGGAAGGATACAAGCCGTACTCCTCATGGTTTGAGGGTATGAGTAAAAAACTTAAGTTTGATAGACGTAAGATTGCTCAGGAATTGGAGTGTAACTTCTTGGGTTCGGGTGATAACGTTATTCCTTCTGATACGGTAGAAAAAATTAAGGAAAACTTTATTCGTGAACCTGAAAACAAATTTATGGGGGGTGCATTATGGCAGTGGAAGGAACCTGTGGTAGGTCACAAATATATTATGGGTATTGATGTTTCTCGTGGTGATAGTGAAGACTTTACCACATTCTGTATTATAGATTTTGACGAACGAGAACAGGTATTAGAATATTTGGGTAAGATACCGCCCGATGTTGCTGCTGAGGTTGCATTTAAATGGGCAACTATGTATTCCGCGTTTATTGTGATTGATATTACTGGAGGTATGGGGGTTTCTACCGCTCGTAAACTACAGGAAATGAATTATAAGGATTTGTATGTTGACGGTACAAACGCTGCTGACAAATGGAAGTATAACCCGAAGGCAATGGAAAAGATACCAGGTCTTAACTTCAACTCAAAGCGTGTTCAAATTGTTGCAGCTTTTGAGGAAGCCTTAAGACATAACTTTATTGTTCGTTCTTCTCGTTTGATAAATGAATTAAATACATTTGTATATATCAACGGTAGACCTGACCATATTAAGGGTCAACACGATGACCTTATCATGGCTATGGCCATGGCGATATATGTAGGTGAAAATTCATTTACACAACTTGAAAAAGTTACAGAACAGACTAAAGCTATGATGGAAAGCTGGATGGTTAATGAAACTCCTGTTAAAAATGCGACAAGAGATTTTAATCCAGGTTTACCTGTAATGCCAAATAATCAAAACCATCATAGAAGAATAGATGGTTACACAAAAAAGGATTATGAAGACTATGGATGGTTGTTTGGTGGTATGAGGAGATAACCTTTAATTAATTTAAGTAAAGATTATATTTATCTAAAAAACGATGGCTCAGAATAATAATTTTACAATATGGCAGAGACTTGGAAAGGTTTTTGGTCCCGACTCTACTTTAGACCAACAAGCACCTGTATATCAGTTTGACAAAAAACAAATATTAAAGACACCCGACAAAAAAGAATATGAAAGAGAAAAGTTACAAGCTCAACAAACTCTTTACTTGGGTCAACAATGGCAAAAGATTGAAAATAATCTTTATACTCAAGCTGTCTATTATGAACCAACTCGTTTAGCATCGTTTTATGATTATGAGAGTATGGAATATACTCCTGAAATTTCTGCAGCTTTAGACATATATTCAGAAGAGTCAACAACACCGGATGAAGATGGATACATTTTACAAATTTATTCTGAAAGTAAAAGAATAAAATCAATACTTGGTGACTTATTTAATAATAGATTAGATATCAATACAAACTTACCTATGTGGACACGTAATACGTGTAAGTATGGTGATAATTTTGTATACCTCAAACTAGACCCTGAAAAAGGAATTATGGGTGCACAACAATTACCTAATATTGAAATAACTCGTCAGGAAAGGGGTATGAAAATTAAACCTGAACGAAATACTACTGAAACTGAAAATGATTCATTAAAGTTTTTGTGGCAAAATAAAGACATGGAGTTTAACACATGGGAAATTGCTCACTTTAGACTTTTAGGTGACGACAGAAAATTACCTTACGGTACTTCTATGTTAGAAAAAGGTAGAAGAATATGGAAACAACTTATTCTCTCTGAAGATGCGATGTTAATTTATAGAACATCAAGAGCACCCGAAAGAAGAGTATTCAAAGTTTTTGTTGGTAATATGGACGATAAAGACGTTGAGCCATACGTAAACAGAGTCGCAAATAAGTTTAAAAGAGACCAAGTTGTAGACTCAACAAATGGTAACGTAGACTTGAGATACAATCAAATGGCAGTTGACCAGGATTATTTTATTCCTGTTCGTGACCCTAATGCACCTAATCCAATTGACACCTTACCAGGTGCTCAAAACCTATCAGAGATTGCAGATATTGAGTATATCCAAAAGAAACTTTTGACTTCACTAAGAGTCCCTAAGGCGTTCTTAGGTTTTGAAGAGGTTGTTGGTGATGGTAAAAATTTGTCGTTACAAGATATTAGATTTGCTCGTACAATAAATAGAATTCAAAAATCTATGATACAAGAGTTAAATAAAATCGCTATTATACACTTATTCTTGTTAGGTTTTGAAGACGAATTAGGTAACTTTACTTTAGGATTAACTAACCCATCTACACAGGCAGAATTACTTAAGGTTGAACAGTGGCAACAGAAAATTCAGTTGTATAGAGACGCGGTTACAGACCCAGGAAATGGTATATTACCTGTTTCTTCATCTTGGGCTAAGAAACATATTCTTGGATTTAGTGATGAAGAAATTAAACTTGATTTACAACAACAACGTATTGAAAAAGCGGTTGCAGGTGAACTTGAAAAAACTTCTGAAGTTATTAGTAAAACAGGTATATTCGCAAATCTTGATAAGTTATACGGAAATAAACCTGGTGAAGGTGGCGATGCTGAAGGAGGAGAAACTACAGATGATGGAGGTATGGGAGATTTAGGTGGAGCACCACCGATGGGAGGAGGAGACTTAGGAGGTGATTTGGGTGGAGACTTAGGTGGAGACTTAGGTGGAGACTTAGGTGGCGGTGAAGAAGGTGGTGGAGAAGAAACGCCACCCGCAGAAGAAACGCCTGTAGAAAGATTTATAAGAAATAGAGATTTAGACTTATTAGTTGAGGATGATATTATTAAAGGTAAAAGTGTGTTAGACTTATCTAAAGGTAGACAATCTTTGGGTGAGATGGAGGACAAATTGAACGCATTACTAAAAGACTGATATTTATAAAATAAAATATCATGAATTCATTTGGATATATTAA